GATACTCATAGAGTACACAGGGAATTATCCTATCATGCACCTGCAGTCTATCATACTGCACTATAACAGGGAGACTAGCTAGAGTACCTGCAGTCTATCATACCATACTGTAAGGGGATCCACAGGCGGGCGCATGGGAGGTTAGTTGCAGGAAGCATTCAACTAGCCGGAGGGCTGAAGGGAGAACGTCGGCGGGGGAGGGTATACCCTATCGCCGAGGATATAGAGCTATCCAGATTTCGCTACAAATTTTCACTCTCTATGGGGCAACCACGAACACCAATACATCTTCGTGTCTCTGTTCCATGTGCGCATTATCCTATATGGGGCAACCACGATCAGACCCAAGGCCCTTGCTAAAGCCCTTCTTATTCCCTGTCTACTGTGCATTTCCTGTATATGTACAACCCGGCGTATCTTCGTACCCTTGTGCATTAGTGCCGTTAGGTGTATTTCTCCCATGGGGCAACCACCGTGTATCTTCGTGTGTTTATGCTTCTAGGTGTATTATTCTCCTCATATGGGTGAAAATATGACCGAATGGAATCACCAAATGTACCGGTACACGTATTCCCTCTGCATATTCAAGTGTCTCTGTACATATCTGTTATATTCTCCACCGTGTTTCATAACTTATACATTATCTGTGGTGGTTTTGTACTGAAAAATGACCATATACCCCTATAGTGCCAGAAAATTTCGCAAAAAATTACTAACATCCTATAGGGAAACCGCTTGACACGGCGTAGATACCTGTGATAGAATACAGGCATGGTTTAGGAGGTAGAAAATGAGACACACACCGGAGCCGTGGAACGCAACAGGCGGAAGTATTTGGGTTGTAGTACGTGATGGATTTGGAGACCCCGAGCAAGAAAAGATTGCAGATGCACACGCTGATGATGCTCGTAGAATAGTCGCTTGTATCAACAAATGTGCTGGTTTATCTACCGAAGCACTTGAAAGTCCGCTGTTTGTCCTCACGGACGTGGCGCGAGATTTTCAGGAGCTTTCTGTGAAGTATGAAAAATTGCTTGAACAGCGTGACGAATTGCTTAATGCTTTGGACAGGGTATACTACACAATGTCCAATGTACAGTCAACGTATAAATGGATAGAGGCACGAGAAATCGCAGGATCAACCCTCCGAAAATTCAAGGAGTACAAATGACAACCATAGAACACATAGAAAAGGCTCTGGATACCGTATCAGCACTCTGTTCAGGGAAGATGCGCTGGCACATGAGCATCCCTGCCAACGAAGAAGGAGACCCTGATATTATCCTCTCTCGTGCGCTTCGTCTGGCACGCGATGAACTGACCAAGAAATGTGAGTGGACAAAAAAATACCCCACGTTCACTTCTGGTTGTGGGGTAGAGGGAAATTTCATGTATTATGATTATTGCCCGTATTGTGGGAAAGAGATAGTCATAAAGTAACGGAATATGTGACTTTGTGTTGACTTCTATCCTTTGTTGTACTGTATACTCTATGGTTTGGGGTCACCCAGAACCGGTTAAGGTACACTTGTCCCATCCTACCATGTTATTGTATAGGGTGGGGTGTGCACGATGAAAGGTGTGTGTTGTTTGTCAACCGTCACCAGTCAAGGGAATGGGAAGTTTCAAGCTACGCCCATTACAATCACGCATTTATCAGGGGTTCTTGTCCCTGCCTACTACTCTGGCTCGTGCATCTTCACCTGTCACCAGTTCGGTATCTTCGTAGGTTATCCCAGTCTGCCGTTTAAGCGTATGTACGACCTGTTCGAGCCCGCAATACATACGCCGATTATTGTGTCTGATCAGTGGTGTATCACATAGGGTGTAGAAATGTCAACACCCCTCATTCAAAAGCATACCTAAGTGAGTATACTTTGTATTTAGCCCATATAGGGTACAGGAGAACAGTGTATGAGTAGATCACGAAAGAAAAACCCCGTGTGGAAAAGCACTTCCACTAAGCCGTGGTATTGGAAGAGACAGGCATCCAAAGCGGCACGGAAACATGACTTATCCTCTGGCGGTTCCTACAAGCGCGTCTACAACTCGTGGAACATCTGTGACTACCGCACAACCATGTTCGCTCAGGATATGAAGTATTGGTTCTACCAGCTCTTCCCAGAGGATTATGTGAACGATTTACGCCGTATCTTCCGAAAATGACTTGACACTACTTTAATTATGTGATAAAATACGCTCATACAGTACGAATAGGAGAACAGAAATGAAGAAATGGCTTATGGTGTGTTGTTTAATCCCATCTCTCCTGTATGCTTTGCCGATAGAAGTCCCTGCGAAATATTACGATACGTTGGTTGCCTACTGTAATCAGTACGGGGTGCCTATCTACTATACAAGTAGACTTATCGCGTATGAAAGCGGGTGGAACGCAAAGCATATCAACAAGAACACCAACGGGACTACCGACAAGGGATTGATGCAATTGAACTCGGTGGGTCTTGGTGATCTGGCACGATGGCATAATGGTGGGAAGCTGGTGGATCCTATGGATTGGGTTTCCTCCATGCGTATCGGGATTATGCACTTACGGTACTTGCATGACAGAAACGGGGACTCGTGGTGGTCTGCCGTAGCCGCTTACAACATGGGGGAAACAGCGTATCGAGAGTGGGTGGCCGGTAAACGTGCTCTCCCTGCAGGCACCAAGAAAGAATTGGACTACGTGTTTCAATGAGGGTGATCAAAGAAAAGATAGCCATAGTATATGAGGATGGAAAACATGCAGTATTATGGGCTGGAACGTGTGTATACAAAAGGATACAGTCAGATGGGACAGTCCTTTGGCATGAGGGAGATGAACGATGGTTTGTATTGCCGGAAGGCAGTACGAAGATATACAGACTTCAAGGAGAGCAACAGTATGAGCAACCAGAATTTGACAGCGGAATTGGAAGAGAAGTACAAGAACATGGAAAAGACTATGTGGGATGCGTTTGATGAAGGATATGCGAACGGACTACACCCGAACCTCATCAAAGCAGACATTCAAGATTTTGTAGCAGGGACAGAAACGGGACGTATGGATTCCACCGTGGAAATGATCTGGCTCAATTGGAAAAACGCCCGTGGCATTGCGTAAATGCAAGCATCTTGCCATCTGTGGGAATAGTGCTCCGATTGACAGGACAGAACTAGCCAAGTACGACGAGGTGTGGGCTTTGGGGACATCAGATATCATAGGGGCTACACGGTATTGGGAGTTCCACAATATCCCATGTGATAAGAACCCTCTCTATGGTTTCAAAGATATCCCTGCCCGTGTATTAGGACAAGCACTTCCCATGAGCAACAGCATTTGTGTTCTGCTGGTCTATGCCATGTCTCTTGGTATTCCGTGTATTGATATTCTGAGGAGTCCTTTGATTGCAAAGCATGAATATCTTATGGAGCGTCCGTCACTTGCTTATTTGGTTGCCACCGCCCGAGCACAAGGGATAACCGTGAATTGGGAAGGTGGAGTAAAGAATTGCATCTACATGAATGGAGGTATGTTTTGAAAGTTATTACCGTAGTAGATACGAAATGCACTCGGACAGGTGAAATTATCCTTAGTGGAGAAATTATCACCCATGTCAAAGAAATCTATGAGCAGTATGTCGGAGATTGGATGGGAACTATGGTCTATCTCAATATTGATGATTGTGCTATGATGGTGGAATAGATGAGTGGTAAGTCCTATGCTTGTCGCAAACCGATAGAAGAACGACCGGAGAGTGACTTCTACCGGACACCCTCGTCTCTGGTAGAAATGCTGGTCTCTCGTTCTCCTGATCTTGCTCGGCATTACAATAATGTCATCTACGAACCTATGGCGGGTGATGGTGTTATCGTGGATATGCTCAGGGAGTATGGGTACGAGGTAGAAGCAGACGACATCCGAACTACAGGAAAAGATTTTCTCTCCTGTACCAAGAAGTATCCGTTCATCGTCACGAACCCCGCATTTAGTATTTTTAGTGAAACAGTTGCCAAGTGCAAGGAAGTGTGTACCGATGGGTTTATCCTCCTTGGTAAAATGAACTTCTTCGGTGCACATAGTCGTACCGTAGATAAAACGTGGGAGCATTTGTCTCAGGTTTACATCTTTGACAGGCAGGTAGATTACCGAACTCCTCCTAGAGAAGATGGAGCCTTCTGCGTAGGTGCACTCGTAACTGGGTTTTTTGTGTGGGATATGAACTGGAATGAGGATTACTGGCTCACTAGCGTCTGGGATGTTCAGAAATTCGCTACTCTAGGTGGGTATGATAATTATATGAAGAAGGAGGGGCTATGCGATTCGAGTTCAACGTAGGTGATTTTGTACTGGATCCGTTCTATCACAAAGGAGAGGACGGCGTGATCCTTTCAATCAAGGACGGAATCATCTGGGTAAAGTTCGGCACCAAGACATTTCGTTATCACGTCGATACCGAGACTCTTCGTAAGAAGTAGGAGGACAAATGAAAGAAATGGCACCGGAGGAAAATAAGTTTCATAAGGGTAACGGTGTAGATGGAAAGCATTATTGGCTTACCCCCCCAGCTCTTATGGAGAAGTTACAGCAGGAGTTTAAGTTCGACTTTGATCCCTGCCCGTACCCAAAACCAGACGACTTCGACGGTTTAACTTGCGAATGGGGAAGTTCTAATTATGTAAATCCTCCTTTTGGTTCCATCATGCACGAAGGAAAGAAAAAGGGGCCGACAGCGTGGATGCGTAAAGGTATTCTTGAAAGCAAGAAGGGTAAAGATGTTGTGATTGTGTACCCCGTAGATAAATGGGTGCTTATGCTTCTTGATGCGGGTGCTGAAGTCCGAAACCTAGGAGATGTCAAGTGGTGTGCTACTGAAGATGGTACTCCCGGCAACGGTACTGGTAGGCATATTGCACAATTTATTCTTCGTGGTAGCAAAACCGAGTAGAACGAGGTGGGTTGACAAATATAAGGTTATCTGACCATAGTGTTAGATAGCCTTATTTTTTAGGAGATACCTACTTTGGCAAAGAGTCTTTATTCGTGGGACATAGTAAAAGCTATTGCAGAACAGCCCCATCTTCTCGGTGTTCTCGCAGGAAAAAACCTTCTCACCGAACAGCATAGTGAGTGGATACATTGGATACATGATACTCACGAGGATCGTGGTCTTATGGCTTCCCGAGGATCCTACAAGACAACAAGCATATCAGAAATTGGCACCATATACCGTCTCATGCGCGACCCCGAGGAAACTATAGCTATAGTGCGAAAGAATTACACCCTCGCCGCAGACGTAGTAAAAGCCATTATGAATATCATGGAATCCCCAGCCATTAAACAACTCCTCACCTTTTGTTGGTTTGCTGATCCCTCTGGCAACGTCCCTGCCAAAGCAGAGTGGCACTTCAACGTCAGAAAAGAAGGGAAGCTCAACCTGTCCATACGAAAGAATCACACTCCAGAAAACTCCATAGAGGCAATCGGTCTTGACGGCAACCTCACTGGTAAGCATTTCCGTTTTTGTCTTATGGACGACGTAACCACATTCTCTGACCGCCTCTACACAGCAGAACGAGAGTATACCAAAATGATCGTAGCGGAAATTCGCTCGAACATCGTCAACCGAGATGGTAACTCTGCTGTCATAGGTACTCCGTGGCACAAAGACGATGTATTCTCCATGCTTGCCCGTTCTGGTATGCCTATCCAGAAATACCCTTACACCGTTCTACCATTTATCACCGAAGAGCACATCAAAGAAGCACGAGCATCCCAGACTGCGCCGATGTTCGCTTGTAACTATATGCTGGAGTTTACCAACACGGAAGACCAGCTCTTCGTCGATCCCTATATGGGAACTTGGGACAGAGCACGTGTTTATGAAGTGGTGGCCCATCTCGATGCCGCCTACGGTGGTGATGACTTCTGTGCACTCACTATTGCTGGTCGCCTACCCGGTGGCAAATTGAACGCCGTAGGATGGATTTCCAAAACCCACGTGAAAGACTGGATACCGTTCGTGTTTCAGAAGATGGGTATGTATGGTGCTCATAAAATCTACATGGAAACCAACTCGGACAAGGGACTCATCCTCGATTACATGACAGACCACCCCACGGCACAGAGTTATTCCATCTGGCCCGAACCCTATGCCGAAAGTATGAATAAACAGCTCAAGATTTCCAGCGTACTCTTTGAAAAGTGGCATGATATCCAATTTGCCGAAGAAACCGACCCAGCCTACTTAGAGCAGATTACCGATTGGTCAGAAAACGTCAAAGCAGGAGAACATGATGACGCTCCAGACTCTCTTGCCTCTATCCTCTACCAAGCAGGGTTCTCTGCCGGTGGCGGAAACTACATGAATCTGTACAGATGAGGGGTATTGACAAAAATCATACATAGTGTATACTTTTTCATACTACCGTTGATTTTAGGAGATACCATATATGCCAGACCAAGAAATCGTTAAAAGAGGACGTGGAAGACCGAGGAAAGTTATAGCACCGGACACGATCACCGTCCCCGAAACGAAGCAAGACCATGTTATCCGAAGTGATGACTGGTCAAACTTCTATACGGGGCTTGGTCAGGTGCAGGATAAGTCTACCCATACCGTATATCGAGGGGCTACCCTCCTTGACGATGGCACCCTTTTCGAGATGTACTTGGGGGATGGTCTTGCTTCCCGTATCGTAGACATTGTTAGTGACGATATGACCCGAGAATGGATTTACCTCCCCGATGAACAGAAACGAGATATCCTTAACCCTGAAATGGAACGCCTTAATGCTGAGGAAGCCTTTAATACCGCCATCAAGTGGCAACGCCTCTACGGTGGAGGGCTTATCCTCATCGGAGCTATGGACGGTCGTGCCCTTGATCAGCCCCTTAACGAAAAAGCTATCCGCAGCATAGAATACCTCCATCCGATTGACCGTACTTGTGTCAACATCCAAGAATCCATCATAGATACTAACCCTGAGTCACCTACATTCACCAAGATTCTAAAGTACAAGGTGCGTTACTACATCAACAACAATGTGGTAGATATGTTTGTCCATGCTTCACGAGTGCTTGAATTCAAGAATGATCCCATGCCCACCGGCACCCTACATGGACTTGATAAGAATATCCAGTATTGGGGTATCTCTTCTTTGCAGAAGATCAATGAAGCTCTCCGTGACCTCGGCGGTATTACACAAACCACCGTGAATATCCTCATGGACTTTGTATCTGGTACGTTCAAATTCAAAGGTCTTGGACAGCTCCTTGCGGCAGGTAATGAGGCGTTGCTCGTAAAGCGTATGCAAGCCATCAACCTTTCCCGCTCGGTTATCAATGCAACTATCCTTGACTCAGAAGAATCCTACGACCGACAGTACACTACCGTAGCCGGTCTCCCTGAATTGATTGACCGCTATATGCTTCAGCTCTCTGGTTCTACTGGTATCCCTGTTACCCGTCTGTATGGTCGTTCTCCCGCTGGTCTTAATGCCACCGGTGAAAATGACACGAGAAACTACTATGACCTTATTGAAGCACAGCAGAGAAACCGACTCCTCCCCCCGCTTCGTCGTCTTATTACCCTCATGTGCCTTTGGAAGAAACTCGATCCGCAGACAGAGATAGAGTTCAATTCACTCTACCAGCTCTCCGAGGAAGAAAAGTCCAAGATAGCCAAGATAGATGCCGAGACTGCCGAGATCGAAGCACGTACACAGCTTGCGTGGATAGATGCAGGAATTCGAGACGGCTACGAGGTCGCTAAGGAGATGGGCTGGGAGTCGGAATACGAAGAAATTGAAGAACCCGTCGAAGCAACCATACCTCCTGTAGCAGATGATACTGAACCTGAACCCAAGGACATAAAAGAATAATGGTGCTATCCCCGAGAGAGTTCAAAACAGTCTTGTCTTTGCACCGTAGCAATATGACAAAGGCAAGACGAAAACAGACTCGTAGGCGAAAGCCTAAAGCTATGCCGTATCCTATCGGGGTGGAGAAAGCATATCGAAGAGTTGTGTCCTCGTATATAGACCGTGTAGTTTCCAAATCCTTGGAACTTTTACGGCCGTTCCTTCTTGAATACACGTCAACTCGTACCGATGCCGAAGATGCAGACCTTGAAGCAATCATGCGCCGGTTGGATAACGAGATGGAGATAATCTATGGAACCACTTATCTCTCTACGGCAGGTCTCGGTCAAGCACTTACTTCCATAGCGGAACAAGTGCTTGGTGTGAATAGTGCTTTTCTCCAGAAAGAAATTACCGTGATGGCAGGAACACCTATCCAGATAGCCTATGATTGGTGGGTGCCTACGAAGAATATATGGATGCAGGAAAACTACAGTCTCATCAAGTCCCTCAGCAGAGAATACATAACCAAGCTCAATTCCATAGTGATAAACGGCATACAGAACGGCGACTCCTTTGAGACTCTTGCAGGGAACATAGAAAAACTCTCTGCGAATATTTCTGGTGCTCGTTCCCGTCTTATTGCTCGTGACCAGATAGGGAAACTTAACTCCCTCGTGAATAAGTCCCAGAGTCTTTCGCTCGGGATGAAAGTATACTTCTGGATTACGAGCCGTGATGAGCGTGTCCGTGGTAATCCTATGGGACGATATGCCAAAGCTATCCCGAGTCATTACATCATGGATGGATTGATGATGTCGTGGGAAAATAACCAAGTGTACTCTGAGGACGGTGGAGAAACGTGGCTACCAAAGACTGCTAAGATGGAACCCCAGCAAGCGGGAATGGCGCTACAATGCAGATGTACTGCCGCTTCGAGCTTTAACGACGTGATCACACCGATAGACAGAGAGATAGGAGACGATATATGAAATGCACACCCGAACTTATGAAACTTATCGAGAACGCCATCAGCTCAATCGAATATGGAAGCGTTGAGGTCGGACTAGCTGAAAAAGGTGAGTTTATCGAGGTAGTAGTCAAGGAAAAAATACGCATAAGCAAACTTCAGGTCAAGATTCCTGTCGAATGAGGGGTATTGACAAAAATCATACATAGTGTATACTTTTTCATAACAATCCCGCATGGAGGTTTTTATGCCTTGTGGAACTACTAAAAAGAAAAAGAAAGCTAAAGATATGGGTGGTAAGAAATGATTGCTATGCGTTATGACTCCTCTACAGGAGAACGTCTTACCGTACCTGCCAAGGTAAACGCTGATGGCTCTATCTCTGCTCAGTCCATTATCACCTCTATTGGTGTTTTTCCCTATCGCCGTCCCAACGGCAAGATTGAGTATGAGCTTCGCACACCCGAAGTGGTATCGAAGGTAGACTTCCTTGACACCCTCAAGAATATGCCTATCTTCGTAAACCATTTTGTCGATCCTGATGGACACCTCTCCAAAGACCAAGCAAAACTCGATGCACTCACCGTAGGAAGAACTAATGATAATATTGTGTGTGATAATGTGTATGTTTCTGCTGGCCTTACTATTGATCGTGCTGACGGAATAGAGGCAATCAATAAAGGCATCCGCTCTTTGTCCGTGGGTTACACTTGTGAACTCCTCGATGAAGCCGGTGTGTGGTGTGGTGTTCCGTATACGAAAGTGCAGACTAATCTCAGAGCACAGCATCTTGCTCTCGTTCCGATTGGTAGGCAGGGCGATCAGGCACAAATTCGCCTTGATGAAATGGATGCAGAACTTGTCACTGACGCCACGGTTGTGGCTGATAATAAAGAACCTAATAGGGGGAAAGAGATGCCTGATAATATGAAGACCGTCAAAATCGACTCTGTAGACTACAGTGCCGAAGCGGCGGTAATCGTGGCACTTAACGGTGCACAGACAAAACTCGATACCGCACAGAAGGATCTCGAAGCTACAATCGCGGCTAAATCTACGATTGAGGCAGAAAGGGATTCTCTTAAAGCGAGACTCGATGTTTCCGATGCCAAGGTAAAAGAACTGGAACTTGCTCGTGTTGACGAAGCTATGATTGCCAAGCGTGTAGCAGACCGTGTTGCACTTCTGGAATCTGCCAAGAAAGCAGAAGTCGAAGTTAAAATGGACGAAGCCGATCTTGACATCAAGAAAGCAGTCGTTATGAAAGTATATCCCGATGTCAAACTTGACGGACGGGATGAAGCATATATCAATGCACGTTTCGATTGTGCTATTGAAGATGTTGAAAAGGCTATCCTTGCAAAAGCAGATGCCTCTGTTCGTTCTGGACAGAATCCTGTTGCCAAGGTAGATGGTGCTGATGCGGGTCTTGATGCTCGTAAGAAGTACCTTGATCGTATTGCAAACCAGCACACTGCTGGAAAGAAATAAGGGGGACTTAGATGGCTGAATACGGAACTCCCGATGTTGCTATTGCTGGTCTGATGGTAGGATTCCATAACGATGTGGAATCTCCTATTGCACAGGAAGATATTGCATATGGCGCACCGGTCTTTGGGCCTGTTGGTGTTGAAGATAAGGCTTACGGGCCGCACAAGGATAAAGCTACCACTCTTCTGAGTGCTGACCTTGTAACTTCTAACGTAATCACTTCGACTATTGCTGGTATTGCTGTGGCGAACACTTTTGCTACTGACCATGCCACTACCATGACTGCACATATCGCGGCGATCAATGCTAAGGCAGAACTGATTGCTCTCGGTATCACTGCTGTTGCTGGTGCTACGAATCGTGGTATCATAATTTCTGCTCCTGCCGGTTATGACCTTGTCATGACGCAGGTTGTTACCCTTGGTGGTTCTCAGGCTACTGCAACCATCGTCTATGGAACTAACCTCCGCTTCCTTGGTGTTTCTCTGTTCGTACAGAATGGTGGATCGACTTGGGGTGCTGGTACTGCTAAGTGGAAGTCGAAGATGTCCATGAACGTACTGCGTGACGGTCGTATCTGGGTTCTCGCTGAAGCTACTGTCGGTGATAAAGACGCCGCTTATGTGGTTCTCGGTGGATCGGGTACTATCGGCAAGTTTACCGATGTAGCGACCAACAACTACGATATCGGCACGTTCTTCCGTGGTAATGTAACTGGCGGTCTCGCTGAACTTGAAGTTCGCGGGATGAAATAAGGAGAGATGACAGATGCCTAATATTGAAAGACTTGATGCGGGTGAATCTATTTTCTTCACCCGTGAGCTGGAAACTATCCGCGCTCGTAACTATGATAAGAAGTTTGAGGAACCTCGGCTCCTGAACATTCTTCCTATCTCTATGGAAGGTGATCCCAACTCTATCGACATCACTCATCGCTCCTACACTCGTGTGGGTATGGCGAAAATGGGTGGTGGTGATTATGCTACCGATTACCCCCGTGTTGATGTGTATGGAACCGAGACGACCGTTAAAGTCGTACCGGTCAAAGCATCTTACGGTTATAACAAAGACGAGATCGCTCGTGCCATGAAAGTGGGACGGCCTCTCGAAGCTATGCGTGCTAATGCCGCTCGGAAAACCGTCGAAATGAAACTCGATGAAGTGTCCCGCATTGGTAACGCACTCACTGGTGTAACTGGTCTTTATAACGCCGCTAACATCTCGTCTTATACCGTGCCGGATGGTGCTACCTCCAAGACCACTTGGGCGGACAAGACCTCCGATGAAATTCTCGCTGACCTCAATGGCATCAGCAACTACGTTCTCACTTCCACCAATGGAATTGAAACCGTAGACACCATTGCTCTCCCGATGGGTGAATACCTTCGTATTTCTCAGAAGCGTATGTCGAACGATGTGGAAAAGAGTGTTCTCCAGTATTTCCTTGAGAACAGCCCCAACATCCGCACGGTCACTTGGCTTCAGGGTCTCGATACTGCCGCTCCTGCTGGTTCATATGACGGTACTCAGGCAATGTTCGCTTGGAAGAACGATCCCGAGAAAGTTGTGTTTGACATGCCGATGCCTTATCAGGAAGAGGAAGTCATGCGCGATGGTCTCGAATACGTCGTTCCCTGCCGTGCGAAAACTGCCGGTGTCACGTTCTTCTATCCGATGAGCTGTGCCAAGGGTTACGGAATCTAGTCTATAGCCCCTGCATGACTAACCTCGTGCAGGGGTTCTTTCACAAACATAAAGGAGATACCTGATGATTGTCAAACATAACAAAGATGGAAATATTGGAATTCCTGTTAAAGGATCCACAGATGTTGTTAGTCTTCCCCCGTCATACTCTGATGTAGATGATGCGCGTTGGGCGGCTTGTAGAGAAAATGCTATGCGTATGATTAAGTCCGGTGAGATTACCGAAGAGTGGGTAAAAGTTGACCTTGCTGATGTAGGTGATGCTGTTATCCAGATTGAATCGGAAATAGGAACTGAAAAAGCTAAACGCCTTATCCCTGCTAAATTGAAAGACATACCCCGCACGGGAAATAAGGTTATCAATATGGTCAAGACTACGTTCCATCCGCCGACACTTACTAAGTGGTATGAGTCAGAACTTCGGCAGGATGTTCGCATTGAACTTCAGAAACAGATTGATGCCGTGAATACTGGCACCATTAAAGGATAATAGATGACCCCCGAAGAAATACTCTCAGTCATAGCTGTATCGTTATACGCTTCAACTGCTATGCCCACTTATGTGGCTCTGGCAAGACAGAGGCTGAGTGCAACCTTCTTTGGGGCAAACTATACACTTGCAGTGGCTCTTCTCTCTGCTCATATGTATACTTTGAATTCTCGCCGTGAGGGTGAATCAGGTGTAGTAACATATCAAGCAGAAGGGCGACTGTTTAAGTCCTACGGTGGTGTAGGAGTTATTCGTGATGACTACGATCTCACGAACTACGGTATCCAGTTGAAAGACTTGACCCGTAATTGTGGAGTAGGTGCAACCACCACTTCCCTTGCTGTTTACGACGCTGAATTAGGAGGCTGATATGCCTATGTTCCCGCAGTACAATGAATCTTATTCTGTCATACGCTCCACTATATCGAACGACTTCACGGAACCCACGTGGAGTCTTGTTGCAACTGTGATAGGTCGTTCGGAACCCGTCTCTGGTAAAGAAGAATATTTGAACCACCAAGATTTCCAAGGAGTCTCGGAGGTTGCGTTCATAGGTCTTGAATACGAAGGTATTGTAAAGCCCGATGATTACATAGTGGATCCTCGTGGCAGAGCGTTTGTAAATAAAGGCGAACCAGAAGTATGGCGTTACATGATGCCGTACATTATGCTTAAACTGGAACCATCACAACAGCCTGTCACGATACCTAGTTAAACATGGCAAAGATAACTCTCTCTGGAGAAATCACCAAAGCATCCACTGAGCAGATGAGCAAAGCAATTAAAGGCATCCTCTACAAAGTCGGGGATTCTGCCGCCCGTAAGATGCGTGTCATAACTAAAGAAAGTGATGCTACTGGTAGGCTCACGGGGTCTATCACATGGCAGACAACTGATAAAGGAACCGGTGTACGCGGAAGGGCAAAACAATCCGATAGGATAGATGCCCCCGCCGATGGTTGGACGGTAGACATAGGCTCTGCCGCTCCACACGCTGTTTATCGAGAAAAAGAATCTGGTGTTCATAGAAACAAAGAAGGTTCTGCCGAGTTTATAAAAGCCATGAAAGAATGGTATCAAATTCGGTTCGGTAGAAGTGCTGATGGTTCTGAAGATGACAAAGAAATATTCTGGGATATAGTGTTTGCTATCCGTAATAGTGTCACCGAGGGTAAACCTTTCGTCCATCCCATTAGAGAAGAAATCATTCCTGTTGCCATGACTGCCATGCGTGCCGCGTTCCGAGAGTTCTGGGGGGTTAAAAAGAAATGATCGAAAAAGACATACTGCAATACCTCCAAGGGATAAGTGCTCTCACCACTAAACTCGGTGGGGTGAACAAGGTAGTGGCCATTCAAGCCCCTTCAGGGCTTGCTATGCCATGGCTTATCATTGAACCCTCTGGTGGGACTCGAAAGCGTATCTCTGCCAATAAGTTGCAGGAGTTCAATAGTGTGCGTGTCTCTGTCGATTGTGGCGCGGCGCAGTTGGCTCAAGGCCGTGCGGCGATGGAGCTGGCGCGGGATGCCTTGGAGAATCTGCGTGGCACTTTGGGTGACTCCAAGGATATATACATCGAGTGTGGAGCGATCAGCGGGTACGCTGGACTCTATGGTGCTCACCGGTTCTCGCTGACGTGTGATTGTAAGTTCACAGATGATTGGGCAAAAAAGATAGTAAATGAATGAGGGGTGTTGACAAAAAAGATACATGGTGTATACTTTTTATATACTTGATTGATGAAAAGATTTGAAGGTAGCACTCTTATGGGTGCTTAGAATATAAATACAACTCTACCTATATGGTAGATATAGGAGATGACATGAAAGATCGCCTTATAGGTGCAGATTCATCGATTGAATCCGCCGCGTTTGGAACACCTCTGGTAACTGGTAGTGCAGCTAATGGTGCTTGGTATAAAATTGTACTGAAAACGGGTGATACTGTGTTCCCTGCTGGCTATGTAGTTGGCGACCTTATTCAGGGACAGACCTCGATGACGTTCAGTGCAACTAACTCTGCTTCCCTTGCCACATTCACTGTAGTTGCCGATGCCTCTAGCTGGAGCTGGGACTTCTCGAAGACTGAGGTTGACGTTACGACACTTGTTGACGAAGTGTCTAAGTACCGTTCCGGGAAGAGCGACGCCACGGGAAATCTTGAAGGGGTCACATTTATTTCCGAAGCACGCAAAGCTGGTAGCCTTGCTAACCGCTTCCTCCGTATCGTAAACGGTGACAGTGCTGGAAATGCCGCCGCAGTTCTTACTGGTGTAAATAAGAGCGACTTCTACTTCCGTGGACTGCTTCAGGACGACACCACTGTTGGTGAAACCCTTACGTTCCTCTTCGGACAGATTGAACTCTATGGTACTTCCTTTGGTGGTGCAGTTGGTGATGCTCAGTCGTGGACTAGCTCAATGCGTTGGATTGGTGCTGACCCCATCCTGTACTTCATGGACAACGAAACCCCGTCTACCTGATTCTAATTTCATATAAACCTTAAAGGAGATACCTATGGTCAAACAACTTTCAACGAGCAACCAGAGAGCATTTATTCCCGAGTGGGACGGTAACAGTGAACTGCCAGTGATCGAACAGATCAAAGTCCAGTACAAAGCCATTACCGTTTCCATGAAGGAAAAGCTCTTGCCGAGAACATTCAACTTCGAGCAGGATGCTCAGAGTAAAGAAATGCTCACCACCATGTCCGTAACGATCAACCGTAAAAACTTGATCAAAGAACTTGTGACTTCTATCGAGAATTGTGCCTACATGGGCGACGACGGTAAGGAACACAAGATAGTCACCGTAGACCAGCTCTTTGATGCCCCTGTCGAATTCGACGGTCTCATCGAGGAGATGTATGAGTATTTCAATAAACTTCTTAACCAGAAGGTGAACGAAAAAAACTAAGAATCGCCTACCGTCTCCTCCATGATGGTAGGCACAATGCGGTGTACAGAAAAGACAAAGGTTCTGTACCCGTGTTGGCAATAGAAGTGAATGGAGAACCCGTTGTAGTCACTAACGATGAAGTTAAAGGCTACATAGAAGACCCTCAGTTTGGCTACGTGCTCGGCGTGTATAACTACACAAAACTTTGGGGTTTGCCTAATGGGAATGGATGGGCTAATGAGCCGTTTGAAATCCTAGAGGGCATAACTGCTATAGAACTGGAAGCCAAAACCATAGAGCACGAGGAGCTGGATAATGCCCGTAAAAGAACAAGCGATACTTCAGTTCAGCGTGGTGGGGGCAAATCAGGGAATAAATGAAGTAAGAAAGTTTCAAACCACTACTACCAAGGCTATGACGGGTACGGAGCAATCCATATCTCGGAGCCTTGGTAGCATGGTTGCGCAATATGCTTCATTCGCCGCCGCTATAACTGCTACAAATAAAGTCCTATCCTCTGGTGTGGAATTCAATAAGTTCGTAGAAAATCAAACCATGTCTTTTACCGTTATGATGAAGTCTGCTGATAAAGCAAAAGGTATGATGAAAGACCTTTACGACTTCGCTGTAAACTCCCCCCTTACGTTCAAAGAAACTGCTGGTGCCAGTAAGCAATTGATGGCTTACGGATTTGCCGCTGAAGAACTCATCCCGACAATGAAAAGTCTGGGTACTGTTGCCATAGCCACGGGACATAGCCTTGATGATATATCGTATATTTATGGAACCCTCCGATCACAAGGTAGGGCCTATTCTCGTGACCTCATGCAGTTTGGTATGCGTGGTATTCCTATCTATGAGGAATTGGCAAAGGTTATGGGAGTGGGTGCTGACCAGATACAGAAGATGGCGAGTCAAGGTAAGATAGGATTCAAAGAAGTAGAAAAGGCTTTCCAGAACATGACCACTAATGGTGGGCGGTTTGCACTCTCGAAGGTTATATGACCACCCTGACGGGAAAGCTCTCTATGCTAACTGATATGAGTCAGAAATCAGCTGGCAGTCTAATGAGTGATACTATGCCTGTGTTGAAACAGTTCGTAGATAAATTGACGGCTATACTCGGAACAGATAAGTTCCAGAAAACGCTTAAAGACCTCGGGGCACAGATAGCTGTAGTTGCTAAGGGTCTTTCTGACATGATTCTCTTTGCTGTAAATAATCTCCCCCTTATTGTGAATATTCTCGAAACGTTGATTGCTATGAAAATTGGTAGTGAGATGATGAATATAGCCAAAGCGTTTGCTGGTATGGGTAGTGCTTTTGGGCCCATCGGCCTCGCTGTCTCTGCTGTGCTTTTGACTGTTATATCTTTGCGGAATGAGCTTGCTTCCATGTACCGAGAAGCCAACGAAGCAGGCAAAACATCCAGAGACAGTGGTGTGCGTACATCTCAGTTGCAGTTCGATTACGACCCCATCCAACAAGCAGGACTTATGGGGGTCATGGGAAATGCGTTCACTCAGCCGTTTACAGGTAAGGACTCTCTGATCAATAAAGTTCAGCCGAGTGATGTGCTAGGTATTGCTGAAGCATATAAGTTGACCGCATCCCAAGCCGCTAATGCGCTCATAGCGATAAACGCTCTGAGTAAAGAGCAGTGGACATTCTATCTCAATACAAAGTCCGCAGATATGGCACTTGAGGATTATCTCAAGCGCATGGCGGCGTTGGCAAATGTGCCTAAGACCAATGAAGAGTTACAAGCCGACTTCCTGTCATCTCTTCATCTTTGACAGGTGAAAATGCGCTTCGCTATTATGATCCCAAGGACATAAATGCTCTTGGTGCTCGTGGAGCTACTGATTATATCAAGTCGTTCTCTGATGCCATGCAAGCCAAGAAAACTCTGTACGGAAAAGCATTTACCCCTGACATACAGAAAAGTGCACTACAGGCTGAAATGGATGCTCTCTACAAAGCACTGGATATGAGTGCTGGTATAACTGACCTCGTGGAAAAGACAAACTTTGACGAGACTATCATCGAACGTATCCGGCAAATCGCCATAGAGATAGAAAACTTCGGTAAGAAAGCAGAGAAGACTGTTTCGTGGGTAACTCCTCTGGTAAAAGCACTTAAAGAGCTTTCCTATATATCTATGGGTGACGATGGTATTCTACAATCCCTTGAAGTTGCAAACAAGGGTGGAAAACTTAACCTCTTAAAAGAAGAACAGCGTCTCCGCGCATCTGGTATAGAAAAAACATACAACGATGAGCTTGCTCGTGTTAGAGAAGTTCATGCTGAAGCACAGGCAGAATTTGAAAGAATGGCTGTTCTGCGTAATAAAATAAATGAAGACTCTGCAAGTACCGCTACACTTGAAGAACGTCAGAGGGTTATACAGCAATACGATGACGCTAAAGCTATAGCCATACAGACGTTCCAAGACGAAGTACAGTTGGCAGATGAACTTGCTAAGATACGTGTACAGCTTGGAGTCAGCCGAAGAAATAGCCAAAGCAGAGAAAGAAATTGCTATGGATAACTTCGAGCGCATGAAAACAGGCAACCCTGAGTATTGGGCTGATCTACAAGCGAAAGCCGGTAACGGTGATATGGGTGCCACCGCCGCTACATCTCTGCAAGGCACTGAAGTAGGTTCTATGATGGCCGGTGCTGATCCCGTAACTATGATCATAAAGGCACTGGCTGACTTTGCTATGTCTATAAAAAACATCAATAAACTACTCAATCCTATTACAACCACTATAGAGGCGATGCGCCCTGTCATAGAACCACTCCTCAATAACGTAATGAAGCCTCTAGTGGATTTGTTAGAAATGTTTGGTGAAGTAGTAGGACAAATAATCACACCCTTTGCGTCTCTGTTCAAAGTAGCAGTGACTCTTTTCTATGTAATCAAGATGTGGGTTATAATCCCACTTCAGATTCTGGGGGACATATTTACGTGGTTCTCGGATAAGATTATAGTTCCTGTGGCTAATAAGATAATTGACATCGTAAACAAATCAAGGAACTAAACAAGTTGCCCGGTGTAAACATACGATACATAGATAGGCTAGAGACATCCGTGGAGATGCTGACAAAGGCACTCCGAGCGGATAGTCTTATAGCTACTATGGAGTATGCTGTTAATAAAATGAACGGTCTCATAGATGATCAGATTACCTCATTGCAGGATTTGTATGAAGTTGGTGCTATATCTGGCTCTGAATACGAAACAAAAGCGGCAAGCCTAGATGCACAAAAAGTAAGTCTACAACAAGATTTGGTAGACGCTACTGTGAAGCAGATGAACACCATAGCTGAATTGAACGCATGGATACAGACTAACATGGGTGCATATTTGGCATCACAGGGAGTCAATGCAACATATGGTAGTGAAGCGGCGAGTGAGATTGCTGATAAAACAGGTATCAAAGCGGAGACCATTGCTGGAGCATCTATAGGTATGGCTCTTGCTGGGCCTCTTGGTGCGGCTATAGGAATTGTAATAGCACCCTATGTCAAAGACCTTATCGCAAAGATTCCCGTAGTGAGTGATGTAGTTGATTTTGGGAGTGATGTTATCGGCAAAGGTGTTGATCTAGTATCTGATGCAGTTTCCTACGTTGGTGATAAAGCTAAGAAATTCAAGAAGTGGCTTGGATTTGCTAACGGTACTCCTGAACTTCCACGTGATATGATAGCCCAAGTGCACAAAGGTGAAGGCATCGTCCCAGCGACGTTCATGGACGGCATACGCCGTGGGGAACTCTCGCTGTCCTCTGGTGGGAATGAGGGGGGTGGACAAACCACTAACGTCTATGTTACTGTTCAAGGGTCGGTGCAGACTGAGAACAACCTTGCAGACAGCATAGCCAACAGAATAAATATCAGACGAAGCCGAGGGATGCTTACCGTCTAAGGAGACTAACATATGGCACAAGATACTATAAAGATAAGTGCTCTACCGTCCTTGGTGGAAGCGTTGCTGGTTGCAGATTACACACCTGTTGTACATAATGGTGTTACGTACAAGTTTACACCGTACAGCAACTTCGTGAAATTGACAGGGAATGAAAGTGTTGGGGGCATTAAGACGTTTATATTATCTCCTATTGTCCCGACACCAACAACCGATATGCAAGTGTCTACGAAAAAGTATGTGGATGATTTTGCCGGAACTCTTGGAACCGCCGCAGTACTGGATGCTGGTTCTGCTAATGGCGTTGCTACTCTTGGTGCAGATGGTAAAGTTCCTTCAACAGAACTGCCTCTTCTTGTGATAACTGATACATTCCCAGTAGCATCCGAAGTAGCACAATTAGCTCTTACAGCACAGAAAGGTGATATAGCAGTCCGTACTGATGAGAATAAGACATACATACTTAGAGAAGAACCAGCTAGTGTTATAGGTAACTGGGAATTGCTTCGGTCTCCCACAGACAGTGTAACCAGCGTTGATGGTCATGTGGGTGCTGTGGATTTATCTCTGGAATATGCTCAGATATTTGATGCAACATACACATATGTGTTAGGACAACCAGCATTTTACAGTGGTGTTCCGTATAAGTCTTTACAGGCAGGTAACGTAAACCACACACCAGATGTGTCTCCCGAATGGTGGCAAGTCACTGGTGGCGGCGGGGCAGCTGTTTCTCCCGGCTACACCTTCGACAACGGTCAGATCGAAGGCAACGTCGTGGGGTATAACACCTACGCCGACGCAGCAGGGGGCCTGCCGGTAGACGGAACCGGCGGCACTGCGAACATCACCTTCGTTGCATCCGCGACATTACCGCTCGTCGGCACCGGCTCGGGACTCATGACGAAACCGGTCACGACAGACTGCCGAGGTCAAGGCTTCTCGAAAGGCTTCACGATAGATGCTGGGCTTACCTCGTCTCCCGCGCAATTCAAATTCCTATATTCTGGCGACTTCGCATACGGC